AGGCTGCTGCGAAAGCGGTGGCCTCTACCCCCAAACGCAAGACTTCTACTGTGACGCCCGATGGCAGTAACAATCGACGCAACAGCGGGCGGCGCAAACGCCAACAGCTACATAACGCTGGCCCAAGCTGATGCGTATGTAGAGGCGATGATCAAAAGTACGGATGTCAGCAAGTGGGACACCGGCACTGATGACAATCGCAATCGAGCATTAGCCGCAGCAGCGGAGCGGTTGGATCGTGAAAGGTTTTTGGGCGCACGCGCCACTGATACGCAAGCAAGGCAATGGCCGCGTACTGGCGTGCGAAAGCCCGATACCTACGTCAACACGTACGCCACTGGCTTTCCTTTCCGCATCTCTGAGGACTACTTCACCGACGAAGAGATCCCAGATCAAATCAAGCGTGCTCAGATTGAGCTTGCTGTCTACCTGCACAACAACACTGATGGCATCAGCCTCAGTGGCTTGAACGACTTCAAGAACGTGAAGATCGGCAGCCTTGATGTCACGCCTGACAAATCAGGTGCTGTTGGCGCTGATCACGTCCCACCGATGTTTGAAAGGTACTTGACGGGTCTTAGAATTAGTGGACCAGGCAACATCGCTATCAAACGGAGCTGACCATGTACGGAGACCTTTCAGGCGGCTTCGAGTTCATCTCAGACACCGCTGAGCACACTGGGCGATTCCAAAAAATTTACTTCAAGGAAGACAGCGTGATTAGTGCGATCACTGTGCAGAACGCAACCGGCAACAGCATGGCCGGTGAAACCTATGTAGCTGACACCTACATCTGCGGAATCATTACGAGCATCACGCTGACTAGCGGCGCATGTCATGCCTATAACCTCTGATGGCACTTGCTGATTCGCTAGCAAGGGTTGCAAGCAATGTGCTGAAGCAGTTTGGCGGTGACGTGACCGTGCGCATCGTCACTGCTGGCAGTTACAACACCACAACCGGCGCAATCACTGAAAGTGAAAGCGACACAACGGTTCCAGGCATCTTGGAAGATGTAAACCTGCGTGAGGTGAACGAGCTGGTGCAGGCTGGTGACAAGCGTCTAACGGTTGCCGCAGATGACCTTGCCACTGCGCCTGAGACTAAGGATCGCGTCGTCATTAGCAGCGTTGTTCATCAGATCATCCGTGTGGAGACAACGGAACAAGACGGCACTGCGATTATTCACGAGCTGATCTTGAGGGCGTAACCATGACGCGTCAGATCAAAATCACGCAGATCGCTGACCACATGCGTGGTGAGGTCCAGCAGCTTGTGGTCGCTACAACGCTTGAATGGGAGCGGCGCGTCAAAGAGAAAACGCCTGTTGCTGACACAGGCAACCTGCGCAACGGTTGGCGATCTGAAATCAGGCCATTTCTTGGCGAAGTGATCAATCCTGTCGAGTATGCGGAGCCAGTTTGCTTTGGCAATAATTTGCCACCGTCTTGGCAAGGCAAATACCGCACACGCCAAGGAACAGTCCCTGGTTTCCCTGAGTTGATTGGTAAAGAGCTTGAGTCATGGTCAAAATCCCAATATCGTCGGATTGTCGCTAAGAACTGATGGCTGCAGCTGATCTAAACACCATCAGATCAACGATTGAGGGCAGGCTCGCCACTGAGCTTGCCAATAGTCCCGCCATACCTGTTGTTTTCCACAACATGGCGTATGAGCCAGCGCCAAACAGCTCATGGGTGCAGTGCCTGACGAGCTTTGGTGCTAGCGAATATTTAGGCCAAGGTTTGACGACCAACTCCCAAAACCGAATTGTTGGCTTGGTGGTGATCAACATTTTTTCAGGTAAGGGCGTTGGCCCTGGGGCGAACTATGTGATTGGTAAACGCATTCGGGATTTGTATAATCGAGTTAATGTGTCGGGGGTTTACTTCGACGCCCCAATTGGTCCAGAGGCTCTGGGTTCACCAGCTCCCGAGGGCTATTTCCAAACCCAGGTCCGTGTGACCTTTGAATCTATCGAGGAACTCTGACCATGGCCACCCTTCGCGGAGAACAAGGCGCAGTCCAGTTTGAAACTGGCTCTGGCACGCTTGCAACTGTTGTCGGCACCCGCAGCTGGAGCCTGACAATCACCAAGGAAACTTACGAGACCACCGATCACGGTGACACATTCCGCAATTTCGTCGGTGGCTTGATTTCTGGTTCTGGCACGATTGAGATCGTTTACGATCCCGACGCGACCAACCAGCCTGAGCTTATTGAAGATGTCATCAAAACGAATGACGCTGTAGATGCAAGCTTTGAGCTGTTCACCACAGGCACCACGTCTGGCACCGATAGCGTGTCATTCAATGGGATTATTACTGACATGGAGATCACTTCCACTGTTGGCGAGCTTGTGATTGCTACCTGCAGCTTTGTTACCTCCGGCACTATTACTTCTAACCTTGAGTGATAAGGCTATAGTTTGAATGTTTCGTTCAAGCTATTGAATGTCTGCTAACAATCGCACTGTGGATTTGCTGGTTGAGGCTTTTGACCTTAACCAGCGTCGCAAGTTCGAGCTGAAGAATGCAGCTGGAGACGTAATTGTCGAGTTGTACTTCAAGCCAATCACACGCGCAGATCGCAAAAAGGCGCAGAGCTTGGCTGGCACTGATGAAGCCTTGGACATCAGCACGCAAATGCTGTGTCAGATGGCAGAGCTTGAGGATGGCACTAAAGCGTTTGCCTCTGCCGATGCAGCCAAGCTGCAACGCCAGTTGCCAGAAAACGTGCTTAACGAGATTGAGTTGTTCCTGTTTGGGCTAAATCAAGAGGCTGACCTGGAGGAAGCAAAAAACGAATAAGGCAGGACAGTTGGCTCAACTTTGAGTTTTTTCTGGCCTGCGAACTTGGCATGACGGTCAGCAGGCTTCGCACGGAGTTGACCGATGCGGAGCTTGTACATTTTGCTGCTTATTACGAGGTGAAAGCCCAGCGAGAAGAAAAAGCAATGGATCGCGCAAAAATGCGGCGGCGGTAGACTTCTAGCAGTGCTGGTGGTTTGTCGTGGCAGAATCCAACGTCAAACTAAGAGTTGACGCGCGGGATGCTGTCAATGCGTTGCAGCAGACCAACCGCGCTAGCGAAAAGCTCAACAACACGCTTGGCAAGACTGAAAAAAGAGCGGCAACTGCGACTGGCAACATTCAGCGGATGGGCGTGTCGTTTAGAACGACTGCCGCATCCATTGTTGCGATTACGGGTGCCGTTACTTTCTTTAGTAGAAGCCTCAATGTCCTTGGCGAGCGTCAAGCCGATGCGGCTGCACTGGCCAACGGATTGCAAAAGTTAGGCAAAGGAGAGGCGGAACTTAAACGGCTTCAAAAGGCTGCTGACGAGCTGGGGAAAGCAACGCTGTTTAACCAAGAGGACTTTGATGCTGGTTTTGCTCTGCTGACCAGCTTCACCAGTATTGGTGTCAACAGTTTTGAGCGTGTTGCCGAGGCTGCGGCAGACGTTGCTCAAATCACGGGTCAAGATGTCAGCAGCTCGCTGCTGCAGCTAGCCAAGGCATTGCAAGATCCGGTGCGCGGCCTGACTGCCCTGTCGCGTTCTGGCACAACATTTACCGATCAGCAGAAAGAGCAAATCAAGGCGCTAGTTGAATCAGGCAAGCAGCTTGAAGCGCAAGACCTGATCTTGAGGGAGATTGAGACTCAATATGGAAACGCAGCAAGAGCTGCAGGTTCCGCAGGTTATGCAGGCGCTGTTGATTCTCTTGGAGAAAGCTTCCGAGATTTCCAAGAGCGATTGGCGCGAGGCGTGGAGCCTGCTGTTCAAGGGACATTAGTGGCCCTTACGGATTTGTTTGATCTAATAAACAAAATCCCTGAGCCTGTGGGCAAAGCCGCGTTGGGTGTCGGTGCCACGGCAACTGCAATCATTGCGCTGAAAGCAGCTGCAGCGGCAGCAATACCTGTCGTCAAGACTCTGTTCGCTCTTGTCGTGGCGAACCCGTTTGTTGCTTTAGCTGCAGGTATAACAGCTGCGACCGTGGCGCTTGCTGGCTATAGAAACGAATCAGAAAGGATTGCAGATGCTGCGGTAGGCGGTGATGCTGCCGCGGTGCAAGCTGCGCGTGCAAGATTGCTTGAGACTGAGCAAGAAATTAGCCTGAAAAAACTTGAGCTAGAGGGTGCAAGGGGTCAGAAAGCGCAACAGATAAGGCGCGAACTAAAGCGGCTGCGTGACAATGCTGAGGCACTGCGAAAATCTATTCCTAAGGTTGCAGATCCAGCGGCGGCTGAAAATAAAATTACGCCTACTGGCGGCCTTCCCAAACCTGATGAAGAGAAAAAGACAGGCAAAACCGATTTAGAACGGCAGCAGGAAGCAGCTAGCAAGTTGTTGAAAACACTTGAGGAGCGTCAAACACTTGCAACTGCGCTGACCTCGGACGAGCAGAGGATGCTGCAGTTGAAAATTGATCAGGCGAATGTTGATGAAAAATTTCCACTGTTATCCGCTGAAACACGCGACAACATCAGGAAACAGCTTGAAGCGTTGTATGCGCAAGAGAATGTCACGCAAGCGTTGAAAGATGCGGCTGAGGATCGCGCCAAAAAAGAAAAAGAACTTGCAGACAGACAAGCCGAGCAGGCGAAAAAACTAGAAGATCTTTACAAAAATGTTGGCACTGCGATTGAAAACTCAATAGTTGACGGGATCATGGGTGCGATCGATGGCACTCAAACCCTGCAGGAAACTGTGTCTGGGCTTCTGAAGGACATCGGCAAGATGCTTTTGCAGTTTGCGGTTAGCGGCCTGCTTAAATCTGCTTTCCCTGGCTCACCATTGTTTGCTGCTGAAGGTGCATATGTTTCAGGCCCGACCAATGCTGTTGTTGGTGAAGGCGGTGAATCTGAGTACATCATCCCAGAGAGCAAGATGCGTGAAAGCATGGCACGTTATTCGCGTGGTGCTCGCGGTTCTTCTGTTATCCCAGAGACAGGTGGCTCTGGGACATCAGGCGAAGGAGGCGGAACAGCAGTTGTCGCACCAATCGACGTTCGCTACACCGTGGAACGTATCAACAGCGTTGATTATGTGACGGCTGATCAGTTCCAAGCTGGCATGAGGCGAGCTGCTAATCAGGGTGCTAAACAGGGCGAACAGCAGACATTAAAGCGGTTGCAAATGAGCAGCAGCACTCGTAAGAGGATTGGAATGTGACGCAGTTTGCTTTTGGACATGTCCTGCGAATTACGCCTAAGGACACCGTTGACTTTCGGTTTCAAAACTTTTTCATCGGTAAACAGCTGACGCACAGCGGTGACGAATACCAGTTTGTCCCGTTTGGTTTTTCCGGTGTCACCGTCAACCGCACAGGTGATGGCATGGAAGCATCACTTGTCTTCCCAAACAATGACCTCAGCAGGTCTTGGGGCGTCAACGCGATTGAAGGCAGCTACCTGATGGAGGTTGAAGTTTTAATTATCGAAGACTCTGACCCCGACTCTGGTCTTACGGCAACGCACACCACTGTTCACACCTACACCGGCCAAATTACTGGTGGGCAGTGGGACAACACTTCACTCAACCTAGAGTTGAGTTCTGTTTTGGATGCTGTTGGAACGGACGTGCCAAGACGTTCACTGACGCAACGCATGGTTGGCAACTTGCCGATTAGCAACAGTGTCCGACTGCAGTGATCTAATCGGAATGCCGTATCGCTTCGGCGCTGACGGTAGTGACGGCTATATCGACTGCATCCACATGTGTTATCAGGCATTGCAACGGATGGGCATTGACGCGCCTCCGTTCAAGCAGTCTTGGTACGAAGCAAGCAAATGGGAGATTTGCCGAGACCTTATGCGCTGGGGTTTCCGCGCAGATCGACCTCAGTATGATGGGGATATTCTGCTGCTACCGCAGCAATCCTGGGCATTTGCAGTCACATGGCAGACGGGAATCTTGTACGTCAATCGAATGTCCGAGAAGGTTCAGTGGTCTTCGGCCCGTCTGTTTACGAACTGCCCCTGCTTCCGTTCGAGAAAGAGTTAATCAAGACGATTGGGATAACAGAGGAGGAGTATCGCAAGTTTGCTGCTGAAGTAAGGCGCAAGGGCGTGGTGCGTCCGGCTGAATATGAGCATTTGCCTGATGTTCAAGCGACTGGTGTTGAAACTTATTTGGTCAGCTTGGCCGTCAGCCTGGTCATAACTGGCGTTGCCTACCTGCTAACACCAAAGCCCAAGATGCCTGAGGCATCAAAGCGGTCGCAGCTTGACCTTGGCAGCGTCAATGCAGGCAACCGTTTTACGCAAAGCCGGGGTTTCGACACCCTTAATGAGTTGGCAGATTACGGCGCACCCGTTCCAATCATCTTTGGTCTTTACGACGAAGCTCTAAGGGTTGGCGGAATGCTCGTCACACCAAAGCTTGTTTGGTCACGGATGTTTAGCCATGGAACGCAGCAATCAGCCAAACTGATGTTTGTGGTAGGTGAACAAGGTGTTGAAGACGATGAGCGCCCTGACGGTATTGCAAGGCCTGACCTTGAAGGCATTTTTCTTGGCAACAATGCGCTCGACGCTATCCATGAAGATTTTTTTGCTTTCTATTGGAAAAGGAACACGACTGTTTCCGGCAACAGTCGAATAAGAGCTGCCAACCTTGTTCATGGAACGCAAGGCGGGTCAGATTCTGGAGATCCCAGTGAAGATGTTGCGTCTGACGACGATATGTTCTTGTGCCCAAGCAATGTTGCTGATAAAAGTCCAGATTTTTGTCATGCGTATTCGCCAGCAAATAACACCCAGTTTGGGATGTTTGGAGCAATTCCAAACGGTAACGGCTATAGGGTGAACTACGAAACGGTGCCAATTATTGATGGCACTGACAATAAGCAAGCTCGTGCGCTAACATTACGCCGCATAAAAATTGTTGGCGACAAGGATCTCAACATTGATATTGGCAAAGAAGAACTGCTTGATAAGGTACGCAAACAGGATCAAGAGGGGGAAGGCCGCCAATACAGCCCCGGAATGGGTCTGGTCAAGCTTGTTAAAACAAACAATGGCGGCACGATTACTGTTGATGGCGATTATCCCGAAGGCACGCTTAGTGCTGTCGTAGAGGTCAGCGCAAATGATGAGCTTATTTTTGAAATTAACCCTCATGCGACAAAAATCCCAAAAAACAGATACCAGCGCAGCAACAATAGGGGAGGCGAGAGCGTTGACGATATAAATTCAACGGTTGAAGCAGAACAAATTGCAGTTGATGCTGCAATGCAGCTTGGTGAAAGATTTGCTATTGGCAATACTGTTTGGAAGGTGATTGATAGGGCGCTGGAGCGGTATGAGCCTGATGATGACAAAAATCAGTTCATCACACTGCGCTGCCTTGACTCGGATGAGTCAAGACAACGAACAGTCGGTTTAGTCAGCCGCAAAAACGTTATTCAGCCCAACAAGCACTTTATTGGTGATGAAAGCGGAGTTGGCGCGGCATTCTTTCCTCTTACGTCTGTCGCAACAGGCTTGGTCAGAAACAACAGACCTGCTGTTGTTACTGAGATTGGTTTACGCAGCAAAGTCTTTCAACGCTTAAACGGTATTTGCGCGTTCAACACAATTCCGACGCCTAATGAGCTGGATGACTTCGAAGATGAAGAGGTTCAGGTGCGCTCTGGAACGTTTACTGGGGCGATCAAGCGATCATCTGTGTTTCAGGTATTTGTGCGCCAGGCTGGCTTAGATGAAAATGGCGATGCGTTTATTTTCCAACGCATAGACTTTTATTTTGTGGTTACAGGTAGCAGGCCAGTCGATCAATATAACTTCATTCGCTTTGTTCATCCACAGGACTTGTCGCCAACGGAGCTTGAATTTAAATTTGTGGGCATCCCTGCGTCTGAGCTGCGTTCACTTAGTGGCGAGCATCCAGTCATGAGACTTTCAGCTTCTGCTGATAGTTTAGTTCGCAAAAACGCAGACGTTCCGGGGCTCGGTAGTTTTGGGATTGTGTTTGCTGGTACGGAGTCAACAAAATCGCAAATTAAAAAGAATAAAGAATTTATTAGGAACCCTCGGCAAACAGCTGTTGACAGCACTGCAGATATTCCGCAATCTGTTGCCCGCAGCATTGTACTGCCGCAAGACACAGAGGGTGATGTTGAGATGGCAGAAGCAATTCACAGAGAAGCAAACATCTCTAACAGCAGCGCGATTACTTCAGGCAAGAACGGCGCGTTTTTCCACGAAATTTTTGGCAGTTGTGATAACGATCCAATCAACGTAGGTGGCGTGAAAACCTTGCAAACAAGAGAAAGCCTTGGTGCAAGCAAATGGATTGTTGTTAAATGGACTGTGCAAAAGACAGCGTTGCCCGACACTCATTACGCTCGTGCTCGTCAAAACAATCGTGTTTTAAACACATGGGCTTTTGTTAGCTGTGATGTAGTGGGCAGCTCAGATCAATTCAAAGTCAATGATGTAATTGAATTTAAGCGAGGTTTAGGCTCAACAGAAGATGGTGGCTCAACAACCGCTTATACAAGTTCCAACCCATTTGCACTTAATCATCCTGATGCAACGATGACTTTCTCGGGTCAGCGTTACCGTGTCACAGATACAGATCGTCAAGCAAACCCTGCTGGTCGAACGCAAGCTTATTACTACGAACTTTTAGGCGATGCTGGCAATCTAAACATTGGACAATCAAAAACTATTCAGCGCAGCATTACTGTCGGCTCAAAGACAATTAAACTCAAGATGACCTCGACTGTTAGGGATCTGGGGGATCATTTCAGTGGTGAAACGCAGGGCTGGAACCACCCAGGCATCCAGATACCTGTCGTCCAAGATAGTGACACAACAGGTAATTGGAACCAAAACGAGACTTTTGAGGATCTTGTCTCCGTCTCATCGGGCAACCCCTTCGTGACTGCTTATAGCCAAGTTGGGTTTAGATATATCATTGGCGACATTGGAAAACGAGACGTAGAAGTTATTTATACAGGTGACACGGAGTTTGAGAGTCAAAGCCAATATGCAGATATGAGCCTTTATCGAAGCTTGGTGCAAAAGTCAAACGAATCTGAACCGGAGCACTCCATTGTTTACGTCAACGAGGTCATGCCTAATGTTGATGAAGACGGAGAGTCAAGGGCCCCTCAGTACAACAACTTGACGATTGCTGGCTTATCGCTGAAAGCAAGTCGTAATTTTGTCAGCTTAGATCAAATGCGTGTTTGGCTCGGCAGCGGTTTACATGTCAAGCGACTGCATCCTGACCTTTCTGTTTACAACTTAGGAGAGGCAGGCGCTAACGGTGACGCTCTTGGCCCGAGCAATCTATTCACCGACTTGGTGTTTTACATGCTGACTGATGACATGGGTGGAGCGGGGCAGTTGTTGAAAATAGATAAGGATAATCCGAAACTGCTTAATCAAGATGACTTTGTAGAGACTTCTCGTTTTCTACACGCACAGAAATTGTTCTTCAACGGAGTAGTTGGCGACAGAACTAATCTCCGCCAGTACATCACTGATGTAGCGCCTTACTTCCTGTGCAATTTTGTCATCATGGATGGCAAGTTTTCGCTGAAGCCTGCCATCCCTCACATGGCCGATAGCGGTCAAATCAACCTTGGCCCGGTGCCGATTGAACAGTTGTTTACTGCTGGCAACATCCTTGAAGACAGCTACACGCTTGAATATCTAAGAAGTGAAGAGCGCAGACCTTTCAAAGCAGTTATGCGCTACAGGCAAGAAACCAAAAACAAGCTACCTGAAGAAAAGGTTGTTGAGGTCAAGCTGCCAAACCAAGAAGGTCTTTTGCCTCAAGAGCAGTTTGACTTGACTCAGTTCTGCACGTCAGAGGAGCACGCAATCAAGGTCGCCAAGTATTTCTTGGGTATCCGTAAGCTGGTGTCACACACCATTAGCTTTTCTACTACCGTGCATGGCCTGAACTTGCGTGCAGGTTCTTATATCAAGGTGATAACAACCTCAAGCCCTTACAGCACCGCAAACAACGGGACGATTAGCAGCGCTGGAGCGGTGACAAGTGTCGAAGAGCTTGCTGATGGAACGTATAACGTTTCTTTCTTTAAAACTGGTTCAGAAGACGTGGAAGACGGCGAAATGCAGGTAAGCGGCGGGCAAGTTGCTGACTCCACGTTCCACGATTCAGTTTTTACCATCAAAAACGAAACTGTTTCGCAAAACGTCTACGTCGTGGAGCAGTTGACCTTTTCCGAAGAGGGAACGGTAGACATCGTTGCTTCAGAGCATCCTTGCGATGATGATGGCGTTAGCGAGCTTGCGAAACTGGTCGCAGGTGACTCTGTTATTACGATTCGATCCTGATGGCCTTTCCTACGCTCGTTCCAACGTCTCGCTCTTTTGAGTCAGGCGACTATCCGGTGAAAACGTTCAAGGCTCAGAACGGCAAAGAGCACCGGATTCTGTACGGCAGCAACCGTACCAACATGAAGCTGTCGTTGAGCTACGCAAACATCACAGACGCTAACGCCGAGCTGTTTTTAGATCATTACGACGAAGTGCAAGGAACGTTTCAAACGTTCAATATCGGCGACTTAGAAGAAAGCCGTGGCGGCTGGAAAGGCAATAAGGATGCCTTAGGAGCCGGTGAGTCAGGCAACAACTACAGGTACGAAGGCCCGCCACAAGTCGCGCAGGTGCGACCTGGCATTAGCACTGTTACAGTGAATCTGATTGGTGTGCTCTGATGGCAAAGGTCTACACCGGCAGAGATGGCGTAATGCAGCTCGGTGGGACGACCCTTGCCAAGGTCGTAAATTTTCAGCTGTCGTCAAACCTAGAGACACTTGAGACGACAACACTGAACGAGCATATCCGCAGTTATTCGCCTGGTGTTGCTGGGTATAGCGGCAGCGCAACGTTGTTGTATTACAAGGAAGACGACGGCACGTTTAACACCACCAGCATCCTTAACAAGCTCTACAAGACTGGCACTGACGGCGTAAGCAGTTCAGACACTGTTGAACTGACCTTCCGCTGGGTTGATGGAACGGATAACAACGACATCAAGCTGACTGCGTACATCACCAGTGCATCTATTGGAGCGGCTCT